TTCAGCGTGCCGTGCTCTTCATGGATCCGAGCAAGCTCTTTGCCGGCAGTTTCAGGCGTGATCGCCCGATCATTGAACCGGCGGAATGAATCACGAAAGGAATAAGTCATCAGAGGAAAAGTGTTAGTTGAAAGAGGGGTGATTGCTCACCCCCTGTTACCACGTCGAGGCTTGCTGCAGCTCGCCCTGCCGGACTCCGACTTGCCTAGCCGGACCTGCCGGGCCCTGCCGTAGCTAGCCGCGACTCGCCTTGGGATGCCTGCCATGCCAAGCCCTGCCGGGCCGCTCCGATCCTGGGCCTGCGCGGCCAAGCCTGCCGATCCCGTCCCTGCCAGGCCGTGCCGTGCCCCGCCCCACCACGCCTCGCCAGGCCTGCCAGGCCTCGCCGGGCCGCTCCCCGCCTAACCTATCCACGCCATGCCTGCCTCGCCCATCCCTGCCGCAACCCGCCGCGCGGAGCCACGCCTCGCCTGCCAATCCGTGCCTAATTCTCTCCATCACACGATCTCAAACAGGCCGAAACCCAAACCAGCCGACTGCTTCGAGTCGGGCCGCCCTTCGCCAACGCCAACCTGCAAGCCAACGCGGGAGATCAGGTTCACGATGTCGTCAGCAGTCAGCATCCCGGCGTCGTAGCGGATCCGCAGCGCGGCGGACCACTCCCGATACATCGGGCGAACGCGCAGATCAACAACGCCGGTAGCGTTTCGCGTGGTGGCAACCCAAGGCTCTGCAGTGCCCTCAGTCAGCTTCACCAGTGGAGCGCCGTCCACCTTGTCGAAGCCGTCCTGCATCACCATGAAAGCGAGCTTGGCGTGGGTCATCTTGAATCCGCAAGCACGGCAGGCGCTGATAGCAGCGTTCCTGAATGCCGCAGCGTGGATGCCCTCCCATCCTTCGTCGCTGACGTGCTTGGCGTTTTCGTAGAGCGCGTCAAAGTCCTTTGCCTCGCGCACCTTCTTAGAGCTGGACGTGCTGCCGGCCTCTTGCTTTTGCCGCATCTGCTCCATAGCCTTGGCGCTGAATCGGTTGATCACCAAAGGCGCCGTGCCCTTGATGTTGATCTGAAGGTGCCGGAAATCGGGCGGAGTGATGTTCACCGCCTTGGTCGCTGTAGTGGTAGCCATAGCCCGTATCGAGTGGGAATGCCGCCGATGGATGGCCCGGCTGGGCCCGGCGACCTCCACACAATACCCCACAATGGGGGCAACTGCAACCACTCCCCATCAGATCGCTCCACCCCACGACCGCTGCAGCCGCTTCGTCGCTGCCAGCCGTTGCGCAGGGCTCAGCAACATCCTCAGCATCATCTGCCCTTGGGCCCAGCCGGGCTGCAGCCCTAGCGCTGGCTCCAGCACCTTCAGGGTTTCGTCCTCCAGCACGTCAAGGTAGTTGAGCCAGCGGCGCAGGTCCGGGGCACGCTGCTCCACCTCCAAGCGGCACCGCTCGTTCAGCAGCCGCCGCGCGACCACAGGATGCGCCTGGGCCAGCAGGTCGGGGGTGATCTCCACCAGCTTGGCGCCGGTCTCCTGCACCTCCGTATCGATCGGTTCGCCCTCGGTGACCTCGCCGGTGTCCGGGTCAATCACTGCCTCGCGCTTCTCGCGGGGCTCCTGCACCTCTGCCTTCAGTGTCCACGCGATCTCTGCGTCGGGTGGGGGGAGCATCTTCCATGTGGGCGTGTGGTCGATGATCAGCGCTTCGGATCCGTCGGGCTTGGGGCGCAGCACGCGACCGATTAGCTGCCTGTAGAGCCGCAATGAGGCCGTGGGCCTCAGTAGCTGCAGACACGTGGCGGATGGGGTATCGAGGCCTTCATCCACGACCTGGCAGGCGCACAGCACCGTGATGCGACCGGCCTTGAAGTCGCTGAAGATCTTGGCCCGTTCCGCCGCCGGGGTGGTCCCATCTACGGCGGCAGCCGTCACACCTTCGCTGCAGTACATGGCCGCGACCTCGTGGCAGTGATCCACCGAAACGCCGACGCTGATCGTTGACAACTCCTTCGGGTTGAAGCGGCGCCAATCGGAAACGATGCTGCCGTTGATCGCCACCACCCGCTTCTCAAGGTCACTGACCGCATAATCACCGCAGCGCTTCTTCAGTCCGTCAACGCTGACAGCGTGGGGCGCAGCAAACATCCGGTAGCGAGCCAGTGCGCCGGCCTCCATCAGCTCTGCTGGCTCAGGCCCCAGGATCAGGCGGTGAAACAGCCCTGAGTCGCCCAGTCCTTTGCCGTCTGGCCTGACCGGCGTAGCGGTGAGCCCCAACATTCGCCGGGGGCTGATCGCCTGGATCGTCTTGGTCCACGTGGTCGAGGGGCTGTGATGGCATTCATCCGCCAGCAGCGTGCAGCCATGCAGCTGCTCCAGCATCTTGAGCCGGCGGCACATTGTGGGCACCATTCCGACCACCACCTTTCTGTCCAGCCTCGGGCGGCTGCCGGCAGTGATCTGGGAGATCACGACCTTCTGGCCAAGGTGGCGATGCAGGCTGGCAACGATCTGGCTGAGGATCTCGATTCGATGGCAGATGACTACCACCTGCTCACCACGCGCAAGCGCTCTACGGGCAAGCTCAGCGAGGATGACAGTCTTGCCCGATCCTGTGCTACTGACCAGGCACGGCACCTCGCCGTTCATCATCGCGGCCTCGCCCTGCTCGACCAGCTTGGTTTGATAGTCGCGGAGGGTGAACATCAGGCGGCCTCCGATTTTTGCGCGCGTCTTCTTTCCCAAGCCGCAATCATGGATGCTCTGACTTTGGCTCGATGTTCGGGGTCTTTCCATTTTTCTCTCATTTTTTTGGCACGCTTTTCAATAGTCTCTTGGCTTTGTTTTACCCCAGAATGCACTGCTTTAAGTTTTGCTATGTGCTCAGGAGTTAGTTTCTTCCCTGTCTTGGTTGCGCTAATTTTTGCCTTTGCCTCTGGAGTGTGAAGCCGTCCTGTCGTGACCTCGCGGATCCTTTGCCTTGCCGCCTCACTTCTCGGCTTCCCTATTTTAGCGGCGCTCATTTTTGCCTTGGATTCTTCGCTAAAAACGTTGCCACTTGTTCCATCTCCACCGTCCGTTAAATTGCAAAGAATGCCAGCGCCCAAATCTTTCCGACCGTAAACAGCGATTAGCAACTTTTCCCATGCAAAGGCATCCTCCTCTGTCATCTGATCAAGTATCCTTAGATTTCTGTTTAGGTCTTTCGGCATATTGATGCGCCGAGACCCTTCCCACTGCCTGCGGCCGGTCCCCTTGCCCACGTAGTAGGGCGTACCATCGTGGCGCAGAAACAGGTACACGTAGAAGCGGTTGGCGGGCTTGGCTGCTGCGCTGGCTGCCATGTAGTATTCTGTAGAGACCTCCCCAACCTACTACATGCCTCAACCCTCTGCGCTGAGCGTCCCACTGAATGTCATGGTGCGGCCCTGCCACATCCAAGCCCTAGACCGGGTGGTGGCCGGCACCCCAGGCGTGGGCAACCGCTCCCAGGCCGTCCGCATGCTGATTGAGCAGGCAGACAAGGCCCTCGCCGCCAAGGCGTGAACCGTGCAGACACCTCAAGCCGCCGCTGCAGCAGGCCCCTATGGGCCCGATCGCTGGCGCCTGGAACGCCTGCCGATGCTCGCCAGTTTCGGGCCGTTGCTCCCTGGCGCGCCTGACAAACGGCCACTCGTTGGTGACGGCTGGGAGTCCCATGCCGGCGTGCCCGTGGCCGAGCTACAGACCACGGCGCCTGAATGCGTTTGCTGGCACATCGGCGCCGCCCCTGGCCACATCGCCATCGACATTGACGGGCCGAGGGCCGCAACGTTCTGCCAACAGCATGGCTGCGAGCCGTACACAGCCGACACCTGGCGCATCGTGCGCACCGGCAACAGCGACCGGCTGAAGCTGGTCTACACCGTCACAGCTGAGCAGAAGGCCATCCTTGCCGCCGGCGGTAAGACCGTGAAGGTCGGCATTGGCGAAGGTGGGCCCGATGACAAGGGCGAGGAGTTTGCCGTCTTTGCCAAGCACGGCACTCAGGTGGTGGTGCTGGGCCAGCACTACACCAAGGAATCTCACTTCACCGACAACGACGATCAGTACGCCTGGGCTGGCCGGCCACCTGCCGATGCGCAGCCGCTGCCGGCTGAATGGTTCGCGCTGCTGCAGGGCGTCTTCTGCGGCGATCGACCACTGCGGCCGAAAACACGACGCTCAATCTCGCCTCAGGTCACACGCGGGCCGCGCAGCTACAGCAACGCATCCGGCACCTGGCGCAACAGCAGCCAGCGGCAACCGTGCCCGATGTGCGGCCGCGACCACTCCGGCGCCTGCAGCATCCATCAGGACGGCGATTCGGTCTGGTGTTGCCACGGCGAGACGAAATCAGCCCCTGATTGCAGCAAAAAGGGCGAGACGGTCACCGGCCACGATGGCCGCACCTGGGGTTATGTCCGCACCGAGGATCACGACAGCTTCGGCGAGCGCTCGCTGTTCGTGATCGACAAGCCCAAGCCGAAGCCTGACCCACCAACCCCACCCCTCAACGGCGAGCAGTTCATCCCGCCTGATGCGCCGGTGGAGCTGCCGCCGTGGCAGTTGGAGCCGGATGAAGAGGGCGATGACATCGAGCGCCAAGAGCTCGCGGTTGAAATCCGCAACTACCGCGACGTGGCCGCGGCCGCTGAGCTGGCATCGATCGATCTGGCATTTCCGCCTGGCCTGGCCAGCTTCATCAACACTTACGCCAAGGAGCAGACCCTCAAGCCCTGCGGTTTCCTGCTGCCGATCCTCTGCAGCGTGTGCTCTGTCATCGGCAATCGGGTCAGGGTGGCCATGACGCCCACCCACGCATGGAAGGAGGCCTGTGTGCTATGGGGTGCCAACATCGCTACCGCCAGCTCGGGCAAGTCGCCAACCTCCGGCCCGACCACCATGCAGGCGTTCAAGCCGTGGCAGGCGCAAGAACGCAAGCGGCACGCTGATGCCCTCTCGGACTGGAAGCATCGCCGGGCCCAGGCGGAGCGCGAAGCGAAGGCTGCGGCCTCTGAGTCAGGTGGCGCCGGTGGTGATCCCATCGCCCAGTTCCTGGCAGAGAACCCTCAACCCGAGCTGCGGCACCTGCTGGTCAGCGATGCCACCTTCGAGCGGATTGAGATGATCCTCAGCAACGGATCCAATCCAGGCCTACTGGCCGTGCACGATGAGCTCGCCGGGTGGTTCTCTCAGCTGTGCCGCGCACCGAACCGCAGCGATCGGGCGAAGTGGCTCAGCCTTTACCCCGGGGAGCAGATCATCACCGACCGGGTGGGGCGCGATTCGATCTTCGTGCCTAACCCTGCCGTCTCCCTGTTCGGCAGCTTGCAGCCGGCACGACTCGAAGGCCTGTGGAAAGCGGACGCTGAGGCCAACGAAGGCATGGCGGACGCCGATGGCCTGTGGAGCCGCTTCCTGATGTTCGACCTAGGCGAGTGGGCCTACGACTATCAGGACTCGACCGTGCTGATCGCCCCCGCGATCACCAACCTCTACAAGCAGGTGGACGCGGCCGCATCAAAGCTGCCCATCGGTGAAGACGGCGAGCCGATCATCATCACCGTGGCCGAGGATGCTAAGGCCACGATGGTGCAGTGGGTCAGACAGGCGGAGTCGTTCAAGTTCGCTGCCAGCGACCCTTCCGACCGGCAGTACTGGGGCAAACAGCGCGGCGCCACCCTCCGCATCGCCCTAGCCATCCACGCAATCAGGCAGGCCTCTGCAGGGCTGAGCCTGAACACCCCCATCCCTGAAGACGTGATCCGCGCCGCGATCATTTTCACGGCCCTCTTCGCCCGTGAGCGGGACAAGGTGCTCGGCCCGGTGCGAACAGGCGCAGGTGGGGCGATCAAGAGGCTGCTCGACAAGGGCCGTGAGTGGCGCCGTGGCCATGGCAGCCGCCCTGTGCCTCAGGCGCAAATCAGAGCATGGTGCCTGCCGGCGCGGCGCACCCCTGCCGCTGAGGTGCGCACCTGGCTGCTGTCCGTCGTGGCCGAGACGCCCGACTGCGGGCAGGTGATCCGCAAGGGCAAGGCCGTGGAGTGGGTGCCACCTGGCGACTGAGCCGCACTGCTGCACCGTGGCCGCAAATCCCGGCCACCCTCATTTCAACTGAGGGTGTGAGCTGAGCTCACGCCCTTTTGGGACACGTCCCAAAGCTGCTGCCCGGCTGTCCCATGTAGCGGCAAGCCTGTCCCTGACTGCAGTTTCAGGCGCTGGGGAGGGTGCCCACATGGGCCAGGCTGCAGCGTTTTGGGACTTTTGGGACAGTTTGGGACAGAAGTGTCCCAGAGCAAATCGACTGCGGCGCAACGGATCTGGGCAGGTTTTGGGACTTTGGGACAGCCCCTAAGAAAATACCTTTTCTATTATTTATTTAAGTATTAGTACCTAGTCCTATGGGTATGGATGGAAATGTCCCTAGAGGCGTCCCAATGTCCCCAAACACAGCCAACCTGCTAGCGCTGGTGCGGTTTCTGCTTTGGGACAGCGCTGTCCCAAATGTCCCAAATGTCCCAAAACCACTTCAACCCTCCGAAATCCGGTTGTTTGGTGCTGATGGGTGCAACTGGCGGTAGGATGCCCCTACCCGCCGCCATGCCATGAACGTCCTGCAGCAGCTGCGCGCCGCCGTGGCCCAGGAAGGCGCCTCAACCCCTCCGCCGGTGCCCACACCCACCCCATCGCTTGCAGCCCCCGCAGCGGCGCCCCTGCGGCCCTGCCCGTTCACGTTCGGCGACTGGCTGCCCCGCACCGACCCGCAGGCCCACCCTGGAGAGGCTCAGCGCGCCGTGCTGCTGAGTGGGTTCGTGGTGGCCTGGTGGCGCCGCGAGTGGGTGCCGCCGCTGCCTATCCCTAGCTACAGCCCGCCCATCACGCTGGAGCCATACCAGCGCAACGCGATCTACCTGCCCGACGGCAGCGAGGGGGAGAGCAGCTGCTGCCCTCAGACTGCTCTGCAGCGACTCGCCGCACGTCTCGGCGCTTGATCCATGGCTAACCCCCAGAAACGCAAGGGCTCGGCCTTTGAGCGGCTGATCGCTGACTACCTGGCCGAGCGCATCCCCTGCGAGCGCATCCCTGCCGGTGCCACCCTCGACCGCGGCGATCTTTGGACACCTAGCTGTGCAATTCAGGCGAAGTGCTGCCGCACCCTGAGCCTCGGCGCCTGGCTGCGCGATGCGATGGAGCAGCAGGTCAACGCCGGCAAGCGCCTCCACGCCCTGGTGGTGAAGCGCAAGGGCACCACGGACCCGGCCGAGCAGTTCGTGGTGATGAGCCTGGAGCAGTTCCGCGAGCTGCTGGGCGAAGTGTGACGATCGGTTAACTGGCTGCCTGTTTGGGTGCATTTGCGCTCACTTGCGCTCGGAGTGGTGTAGGATATTTGCATCGGAGGCAAGCCCCTCCACCACTCGCCAGCCAGCTATGACCGCCACCTTCAAGTTTTTCTGGAACGGCATCAAGGTCAACAACGGACCTCTGCAGAAAGCCAGTTTCAGCATCGGCAACACCCTGAATCACCCCCAAGGCACGATCACCATCTACGCCAAGAACTACCGCCGTTTTTCTGCTGAGGTGTGGCAAGCCTTCGACGTTCAGAACGACTCCGACAGCATGACCGATTACTTCGAGTCGGATCGGATTCGCGTCCGCCCTGATCACCCCTTCTACGCTCAGGCGCTCAAGGCAGTGCATGCCTCTAATGCCCACCACTCCAAGATGCAAGCCAAGCGGGAAGAGCGCTGGGCCCAGCGCCGCCAGCTGGCCGCCGCCTGACGGCCATCCTGTAGCCTGCTCTCGGACATGGCGTCCGAGTGGACCGCAACCCTCGCCCTGGCAGGCGGGGGTTTTTCATGCCTGCTGGCAGACTGTGCGCAGATGCCCTGCCACTGTGAAGCGCGCCGCCACCCCTTGGCACCTGCTAGACCGCTCGACACCGTGGCTGGCCTGGTGGCAGGAGCTGATCCTTAACTGGGTGTCGTCGTGGAATTCCATTGGCTGCCTAACCGTTGTCAGCGCTGCTGACCCTGAAGAGTTCGCCGCATGGGATCTGCCGACTGACCTGGAGCTGCAGCGGATGGAGCTAGAGGAGCTGCTGGCCGTGGGAGAGGACGACGGGTGATGTTGGAGCTCAGCCTGACCATCGACACCAAGGCGATTGACCGGTTCGCCCTGCTCACCGAGAAGAACATCCGCTACGCCACAGGCCGCGCCATGGCGGCCACCGTGCGGGCTGCTGAGAAGCAGCTGAAGCAAGACTTGGCCAAGAGCTCAGGCGGCCCCATTGAGGGCGGCGCCACACGCTGGACCATCGGCGGCACATACAACCGCAGACCATCGCCGAACAACCTGGTGGCCGAGGTCGGCCTGCGGTCGGATCAGAGCAGGGCAGCCGGTCGCTACATCTCGGTGCTGACCCGTGGTGGGCCGCCGCGTCGCAAGGCCGTGGACAGCAAGGCTGCTGGTGTGGTGGATGGAAGCGGCCTCACCATCGTGCCAACCCGAAGGCAGCGGGTGGACGCTAAGGGCAACGTCACCCTGGCGGCCTACAAGAAGGCGCTGGCATCGGCCTCCTACATCCGCAACGGTCAGCAGTTCAACCGCACGACCGGGGGGCGGTTCTTCATAATCCCGATCAAGGGCCCGGCTGGCCGGATGGGATTGTTCGAGCGCACCGGCAGAGGCCGCTACGGCAGCCTCCGAGGCGCTCAGATGCGCTTCACGCTGGAGCCCACCCCTGCGCCGCGCCGCAGCACCTACGACCTCACGGGCGACCTGCAGCGGTCGGCTCAGCGCGTCTGGCCTGGGGAGATCACGGCGCAGCTGAGGACGGAGCTGGCCAGGGCAGGGTTCGGGTGAGGCGCTGTTGAGAATCAACCGGGCGTCCAGTTGATTCTCAACAAGGGCTGAATGAGTGAGAACCCTTGCGGCGCAAGGGATTGCGGGTCCTGGCTGGGACTAGGGAGACAAGGATCTTTCGCGCCCGCCTTTGTTTGGCGATATCGTTTTCTCAATAAGGTTGCACGGTTGCAAAAACCATGCTCCATAGATTGAGGTGGGCCAGCGTGGTGGAACACCTGACCCGTGACCAACCTGCGGACACAGGCTGATGAACGGATTGTACGAGCTGCTGCCAGGGCGGCCGGATTACGATGAAAGCAAGCACCGGCTCGGCCGCCTGTGCAAGCGTGGCCACGACTGGATGGGCACAGGCCAAAGCCTGCGACGGATAAAAGGAAGTCAGTGCACTGAATGCCATAAGGTAAATAAATCTACTCCCGAAGCAAAAACTAGAATGCAAAAATGGAGGGAAGATAATGCCGACGATCAAAGGCAAAAAGCGCGCGAGAGAATGGCAAAATTGCGCCAAAACCCTGAATATGCAGAAATCTGCAGGGAAAGAAATTGCAAGTCCATGAAAAAAAATCGCGCCACAAATGGTCGCGTGCGCAACGGCTTACACGTTCCACCCAACCTGCTAGGGCACTCCCTGCAGGCCCGCGACCTTCAGGCCTTCGCCGATGCTGGCTGGGACCTGGCGGCAATGCTCCCTGCGACCGTCTTCGAGTCGCGCAAGCTCTGGTTTTACCTGAAAAACAACCAGTCGGCACCAACGGTTGCGGAGTTGGTGGAAAGACAGGCCCTGGATATTGTTGGCGCGGAAAAGGCAGAGTTTATAGAATCCGGCGGCACAGAAGAGGAGTGGAGAAAGGAATACGCCAGGCGTCAGCATCACATCAAAATGGCAACCGACCCGGATTACGTTGCCTACATGCGGCAGAAGTCCAAGCGCCGCAAGGCACAAATGCGTGACAGCGTGGCGATTCAAGTCAAGGGCCGAGAGATCCGCGCCAGGTTCGCCCAGTTTGACCACCGCTGCGCATACTGCGGAGCCGATGGCGACCTGCACATTGAGCACGTCGTGCCGATCAGCAAGGGCGGGCCGCATTCAATCGGCAACATCATCCCTGCGTGCGAATCCTGCAACTACAGCAAGCGCGACAGCGAGGTTGAGAGCTGGTACCGCTCACAGCCGTTCTTTAGCGAGCTGCGCTGGCGGAAGATCTGCCGGGTGCTGGGCTGGCAGCGCTCCAGTGTCGGGCAGCTGGCGCTGCTGTAGCCCGCAACCACGGCTTACGCTGGTTGCATGACGGTTGCAACCAACCAAAGCCTCAGCGCCGAGAAGGGGGCTGAGCTGATCCATCGCGAAACCGGCCGCAGCTGCTCAAGGCAGAACCTGGAGAAGCTGTGCCGGAAGGGCGCGCTGAAGGAAAGCCCCTGCGTGCTGAGCGCCTATCCGCTGCGCGTGGATGCGGGCCTGCTGGTGGCCGAGTACCTGGCCAAGGTCGCCCCGTATCAGATCGAAGCGCAGCAGCCTGCGGCCAAGGCCAAGACCGTCATCCCCAGTTCAGCGCCGCGCACCCCCAGTCGCCCGTCCAGTGATTCCGACGCTGGCGACCCTGGCGAGGTTCCCAACTACAACGAAGAGCGCGCCTGGCATGAACGCGAAAAACGATTAACCGCTGAGTTGGTTCGGCGAGAAAAAGCCGGCGAGCTGGTCTACAAGGCCGACGTGGAGCAGGCGCAGATGGCCACCGCCCTGACCCTGAAGAATCAGCTGGAGGCGCTGCCGAAGCAGATCAAACAGCAGCTACCGCACCTGTCGATCAGCGATGAGGAAATGATCGAGCGGCTGGTGGCCAAGGTGCTCACCGCCGTGGCGGACTGGCGGATGGATCAGGAGGAAGAGGAATGATTACGCGGGACGTGCCAGCGCTCGCGGCGGGCATCGCCGAGTGCTTCAGGCCCAGGCCGCTGCTCAGTGGCGTGGAGTATGCCGACACCTACGGCCACGTGACGGGCAACGCGGCCAGCAAGGGCCCATGGATCACCCGGCCTTATCAGGCGTACTGGTTCTATGCCTTCGCCTCGCGGCGGGTGCCGATCTTCGTGTGCATGAAGTCTGCCCGCGTCGGCTGGTCGGAGTCGGTGAAGATCGGCGCGGTGCAGTATTACGCGCACTGGAAGCCATCCAAGGTGATGGTGGTGCAGCCGATCGAGAAGGACGCCGAGGAGTACAGCAAGGAAGACATCAGCGACCTGTTCGCCGATACGCCTTGCTTGGGTGGGTTGCTGTCGGAGTCGAAATCTCGGGGCACGGCGACCAACACCATCCTGCTGAAGAAGCTCACGAATGGCGCGCTGATCGACATCGTGAACGCCAAGAGCGGCAAGTCATTCCGGCGCAAGGAACGGCCGGTGGTGATCTTTGAGGAACCGTCTGCCTACGACCGGATTAACGAGGGCTGTCAGATCAAGCTGGGCATCCGGCGTACTGAAACATCCTGGAATCCAAAGGTGATCATCGGCGGTACGCCGATCTTCCCGAACGACAAGACCCATCAGTGGTTCCTGCGCGGTGATCAGCAATACCGCTACCTGCCGTGTCCGCACTGCAGCCACTATCAGCCGCTGCGGTGGGAGGCGATGGCCAAGGATGGCCCGGACGCTGGCACCTTCGAGTGCGAGAACTGCAAGAAGCCGATCCGCTACACCTCCCTGCGGGAGATGGACGCCCACGGCGGCTGGGCCTGCCCATTGGGCCTGGACCGCTCACAGCAGTCGCTGACGGCCGACGGTGAGCCGGCAGTTGAGAGCCAGTACATCTGGGCGGCGTACAGCTACCACGCCGGGGCGGTGTGGTCGAAGCTGATCAGCGAGTATCAGGAAGCACTGGAGGCGATGCGCCGAGGCGACACCGACCCGATGCAGACCTACCACAACACGGTGCTAGGGATCCCGTGGGAGGACAGCATCGCCGGCAAGCTCACCTGCGATGGCCTGGCCGAGCGGCGCAAGAACATCGAGGCCGGCAACGGCTACCCGATGGGCACCGTGCCCAATGGCGTCCTGATGGTAACAATCGGGGTTGACGTGCAGGGCGGCGGCGGGTCGGTTGATGAGCGGGTGGTGGTGACGGTGTGGGGCTGGGGCCGCGGCGAGGAAGGCTGGCACCTAGGCCACTGGGAGATCGACGGCGACCCGCAGCAGAAGGAAACGTTGCAGCAGTTGGAGCAGATCGCGGCGACGAAATGGCGGCGGGAAGACGGGGCTGAAGTGCCGCTGGCGATGGGCGCGATCGATGAAGGCGGCCACTCGACCCAAGAGATCAGGGACTGGTGCCGAAAGCAGGGCGGCCTATGGGTGCCGGTGCGTGGTGATGGCGCCAAGGGCAAGCCGCTGGTGGGCCGTGGCTCGCCGGTGGACATCAACCGGAAGAATCAGGCGGTGCAGAAAAAAGGCCTGTTGCTGTATCGGGTGGGGTACGAAACGAGCGTCTCGCACCTACAGGGCCGGTTGCGGAATGAGATCCCCGGTCCTGGGTATCTTCACCTGGGCGAGGCGTCTACAGATCAGTTCCTGGCGGAGTTGTTCCCGTGGAAACGGATGCCGAAGAAGGGCAGCCATGGCCGCGAATATCACTGGGACTGCCCGACCGGAATGCGCGATGAGGCGGGCGACTGCACACGGTACGCCTACGCCGCACTGCAGCTGGTGAGCCGCCGCTACAACCGGGCGACGATGTGGGACCAGTTGGCGGCACAACTGGCGGCCTCCGTAGCCTCTAAGGGAGAGCCCGCGCCGCGCCGGGCCCGATCCTTCAGCGTGATATGACCCAGCCGGCCGAGCTCTACCAAGGCGATCTAACCAGCTGGATCGAATCCCGCATCGCCCCAGACGCCACCGCCGTGACCGTGTGGCTGCGCGCTGCAGCAGCTGGCGCCGGTATCGAGGCAGTGGCCACCGACACTGACGACGGCTGGAAGGTGGAGCTGAGCGCCGCCACTACGGCCACCATGGCAGCCGGCAGCTGGGAGCTGCAGATTGTCAGCACCGTCAACGGCGCCCCGCTCACTACTGGCCGCGGCAGCCTGACCGTCCGCAAGAGCCTGGCCTTCAGTGGCACCCCGGGCGCGTTCGATGATCGCAGCCAGGCGCAAAAGGATCTAGAGGCCGTTGAAGAGGCGATCCGCGCCCTGGCCACGGGTGCGGTTGAGTATCAGATCGGCTCTTTAGGTTCCGGCGGCAGGAAAGTTCGCCGGGTGGACCTGCCGGATCTGATCATGTGGCGCGACCGCCTCAAGGCCGAGGTCGCCCGTGAGAAGCGCGCCGAGATGATCGCGCAGGGCCTCGGCGATCCGCGCCGGCTTTATGTGCGGTTTCAGGGGGTGAGCTGATGGGTGTTCGATCTTGGCTGCAGCGGCAGATCCTGACCACTCGCCACGGCCGACAGCAGGGCCAGCGGATGTTCGAGGGTGCCAGGCGCAACCGGCTGCTCCACGACCTGGTGGCGCCGACCACCTCCGCTGATGCCGAGCTGCGCGTCAGCCTGGCGGTGCTGCGCGACCGCTGCCATCAGCTGGTCAGGGACAACCCCTATGCCCGCCAGGCCAAGCGGACCACGCAAATCAACGTGGTGGGGCCTCGCGGGATCCAGATGCAGGGGCAGATCATGAAGGCCAACGGCACGGAAAAGGACGTGCGCCGCAACCGGCTGCTGGGGGAAGCATGGCGCCGCTGGTGCCGGCCGGATACCTGCGACGTGGCGGGCCGGCTGTCGTTCCACGGCTTCGAGATGATGGCTGCCGGCAGCCTGCCGGAGTCGGGCGAATGCCTGATCAGGATCGTGCGGCAGCCGATGGGGCAGGGCCGCACCCCGCTGGCGCTGGAGCTGATCGAGGCGCACCAGCTCGATGAGGACAAGAGCGGGGTATCAGATCGCGCTGGCCACGAATGGCGGCTAGGCGTTGAGATCAACCAATGGGGCAGGCCCACCCGGTACGCCATCCTGACCCGCCACCCTGGTGATGTGGAGCTGGGCCTGAACCGTCGTGGCGTAGAGCGGAAGCACGTCCTGGTGCCGGCGGCGGACATGATCCATGTGTTCATGCCGGAGCGGATCGGGCAGAACCGTGGCGTGCCGTGGTTGGCGTCGGTGATCACAACTGTCCATGGGCTTTCTGAATACGAAAAGGCTCACCTGGTACGGAAGCGCGTCCAGGCGGCATCGCTGGGGTGGATTCAGACGCCCGATGCCGGGCTGACCGGTGATGCGGTGGAGGATGGCAAACGGCTATTCAACACTGAGCCCGGCGCCTACAACATCCTTGAGCCCGGCGAGGTTCCGGTACCGCCGAACTTCGGACCTGACGACGGCCAGTACAGTCATGTAGTAAAGAACCTGACGAGGCGGTTTGCGGCTGGGTTCGGGTGTAGTTACGCGACCATTAGCAAGGATTTCGGCGACACGAACTACAGCAGCATGCGCACCAGCGTGCTGGAGGATCGCGACCACTGGCGGGTGGTGCAAAGCGCGATCATTGAGGTGTTCCACCAGCGCGTATTTGAAGAGTGGCTACGCGCTGCAATGCTGGCGGGTGAATTGCCGTCACCAGCTTTTAATGACTACTGGACTAGGCCAGAAAGGTATAACGCTCCGCGCTGGCAGGCTAGATCTTGGGACTGGGTGGACCCAGTTAAGGATGTTTCCGCCATGGAAAAAGCCAAGGCGATGCTACTGAAATCTCACAGCGAGCTGATAACTGAATACAGCGGCGAGCAGTTTGAGCAGGTGATGGCGCAAATCGCCATGGAGAACCAGCTCAAGGAATCCCTTGGCCTGATGCCCACCGTGGAGGAGGCGCCAAAGCCTGCAACACCACAGCCCGAGCCGGAGGACAACGACGACCAAGGCGACGACGATCAGCCCCCGGTCGCCCCATCCGTAGCCTGAGGCCAGCGACTATCCGGCTTTGGATCTCACGAAACTCAAAGGCCCCCAGCGGCGAGAGCTGCCAGGCGGCATGCAGCTGGAAGAGAAGACCGACGAAACGCTCACATTCTCGTTTTCTAGCGAGGCGCCCGTAGAGCGATTCTTCGGCCGCGAGATCCTGGTGCATGAGCAAGGCGCCATGGACCTGTCGCGCCTGAACGATGGCGCGCCGTGGCTCTGGGGGCATGACCCCAACAAGGTCTTGGGCGTTGTCGAAAAGGCCTGGCTGGGCGACGATCGCCGTCTCTACTCCACGGTGCGGTGGAGCCCAAACACTACGGAACGTGGAACAGAAGAGCACCGCCGCCGCGTCGATATCGAAGCCGGCATCGTGCGCAACGTCAGCTTCGCCTACAGCATTGACGACATCGAAGAGCGCAGCGGCGACTTCTACGTGACCAGCTGGAAGGCCCTGGAGGTTTCCAGTGTCAGCGTCCCCGCCGATCAGACCGTAGGCCTGGGCCGCGCCATGGATGAGCCGGCGGCTGAGCCTGAGCCTGCTGCTGAGCCCACCCCGGAGCCCTCCGCATCGGCAGAGCCGACCGTGACGATTGACCCCGAGTTGGTCAAGTCTGCCGTTAGCAAGGCCCTCCATAGCCTGACAGCACAGACCGCCGAGCGGACTGACCCCACTGATCAAATCCAAATGACCACTGAGATCAACGTGGCGGAGGTGCAGCAGGACGCTCGGCGCGCCGAGCGCGAGCGTGTTGCTTCCATCCGCGGCATGTGCGACCAGTTCCAACTCCCGGAGCTGGCCGAGAAACTCATCAATGACGACGCTTCCATTGATGCCGCCCGTGCGGTGGTGATGGAACAAATCGGCATGCGCAAGGTTCCCTTTGAGGGCCGCGTGCACGATGCCGGCGGCGCTGAGCTGGGCCTGAGCAAGCGTGAGGTAAAGCGCTTCAGCCTGTGCCGACTGCTCAATCACGTCATTGAGCCCACCGCCAGGTCTGCCGATGGTGCCGGTTTTGAGCTTGAAGTTGTGCGAGCAGCTGCCGACCTGCAGGCCAGGACGCTTAACAAGAGCGCTCGCGGCTACCTGATCCCCTGGGAAGTGCTGGGCTCCACCCGCGCTGCTGAGGCCCCCGGCCAGGTGGTCGGCACCTTCGGCGACGGTGGTGCACTGGTCGGCACTGACCGGCTTGATGCGCAGTTCATTGACCTGATCCGCAACCGCAGCGCCTTCCTGAACAGCGGCCTCACCATGCTCTCCGGCCTGGAGGGCAACGTTGAGATCCCCAAGAAGCTCAGCTCCAGCCAGTATTACTTTGTCGGCGAGAATGCTGATGTTGCCAACAGCAAGCTCACCTTCGGCCTGGTGAACATGATCCCCCGGACCATCGGCGTTCGCGTGCCGATCTCCCGCCGGATGCTTATTCAGGCCTCGCCTGACATTGAGAACCTGGTACGCCTTGACATGGCCGAGTCTGTCGCCTTGGGCATGGATTACACCATCGGTTATGGCACCGGCTCCAACGGCCAGCCGCTGGGCATCATCAACACCACCGGCATAGGCAGCGTGACCTTGGGCGGCGGCACCGCCAAGGCATTCCCTGTGAGCCTCGGCGGCGACGGCTCCACCACCCACAACTGCGGCGACTGGGCCGACTACGTGGACCTGGAGACCGAACTGGCGATCGACAACCTCGACGCTGGCAGCATGAGCTACGTGATGAACAGCGTGGTTCGCGGCGCCCTGAAGCAGACCCTCCGGGCCTCTTCTGCTGGCTCCGATTACATCATGACCGATGCTGGCCAGGTGAACGGCTATCAGACCGTGATCAGCAACCAGATGCAGACCAACGACGTACTCTTCGGTAATTTTGCAGATTGCGTGGTGGGCATGTGGTCTGGGCTCGATCTAATCGTGGATTCGGTCACCCAGGCGGCATCTGGCCAGACGATCCTGAATGTCCACCAGGACTTCGACGTGGCGGTTCGCCGTCCGCAGTCGTTCGCTCTGGGCACCTGATTATGAGGCTGCAGATTCTCTCGAACTGCAGAGCAGACGGTCGCCACCTCGCTATGGGTGAGGTGGCTGACCTTCCTCAAGGCCCAGCTAACGAGCTGCTGGCGCTGGGCATGGCGTCGATTGCGCCAGAGCCCGAACTTGAGCCCGCCCCGGCCTGTCCACCCAAGCCGCGGCGCTCTGCAAAGACTTCCACCCCTGACCCCACCCCCACCCCGGAGGATTGATCAATGGCCATTCAACTCAGAAACCTGGAGCAAATCCAGGCCTTTACGATCCTGGCGCCAGCCACCCGCGACGCCGTGGGCAACACTACTGCGGTTGACGTGAGCGCTGTGGATGGTGATCTGCTGCTGCTGCTGTATGCCGCCGCCAGTGCATCCAGCACCGCGATCAAGGTGAAGGTGCAATCCGGCAATGCCTCTGACGGCAGCGATGCTGCAGACGTGGCCGGCGGCGTCTTTACCGATCTGGGCAGCACTGCTGCACTGCAGAAGCTGTCGATCCCCCGCGACCAGGTGGGCAAGTTTGTGCGGCTGGCCTTCACCGATGAAACCGGCAGCTACTCCGCCACTGTCACCTGCGTAGCAGTCGGCGGCGCCCGTTACGCGGTCTGACCATGATCCAGGAAGTCCCCGATGATTTCCTGCTGGCTGACTTCGGCTCCAGCGTCACTGCTGGGGCCGTTGTTGGCTTGGGGTTTATGGACCGCGCCAGCCAGATCATTATGAATGACAACGTGGTGACGGTGGACTATGCGCTGACTGCCAGGACTGATCAGTTCGGCGGTTTGCAGTATGGCGACCAAGTGCAGCACGAAGGCCTGACGTACAAGCTGCAGCATGAACCGTTGCGGCTGGCTGATGGCCGGTTCTGCGTGATGGTGCTGGAGCTAGTGCAGGAGTTCGCCACCTACCTGGTGACGCTGAGCGGCCTGCGGATCACGACTCTGAATAACAAGCAACTCCGTATTCTGTAGGTATGGCTGAAACCACGATTACAGGCCTACCGAACGCCACGACCCCGCTCGACGGAACCGAGCGGGTGCCGATGGATCAGAACGGCACCACGGTGGACGCCAGCACCCAGGCGATTGCGAATCTGGCGCTAGCTAATGCCTCTGCGGCCCGTACGGCACTAGGCCTGGCCACCACCGATTCTCCCACCTTCACCGGCCTCACGATCACCGGCACGGCGCCGGTCGTCATCCCGCACATCCACGGCAGCATTGCCGGGGATTTTTACGTTCACGTCCGCAACACCAGCGGCGGCCCCTTGGCGGCTGGCACGGCGGTCTACGCCACGGGCTCAGTCGGCGACACCGACCGCATCACCGTAT